CCACGTCAAAGCACTCACTCTTGGAGACGACCTGAAGGCCGCTTGTTCAGACACTTTGCGGAAATCTGGATGGCATCCAGAACATCTGGCTGAAACTTGCAGCATGTTTGGTCTTAAGCTCACGAATGGCGACAAAACAGGACCTCCAGGCTTTAAGAAGGCTCCTGAAGTGGAGTTTCTCAAATCCAGGCTCCATTATCATGAGGCAACTGGTATGAACGTCAGTGTCGTCGGACCCGGATCTTATTTGAAGTCTTACCACCTCTTCATCCAGTCCAAGGCTATTACATACGAAGAATACAGTGCAGATCTCGGCAGACAAGTCCTTCTAGAATCGTACTGGGGAGGACCTCAGAGCTACAACGAAATGAGAAAGAGACTGCTTGCTTACACTAAAGAAAGCAACCTTCCAAGTTTCTTTGAATTGGAGATGGATTATGAGGCCAGAACAGCTCATGAACTGGAGAAGATTGGAGGATTCCAGAATCAACCAAGATTAAACAGCGAAAGTAATCTTGGAATGAAATTGATCGACGATTATGATGCAATCGATGATACTCTTCTGGACTATGCTCACATGATTTCAGAATCTGAATTTTTCGAATGTGACAAAGAAGGACTCAACAATCTACTCAAAGAGAAGAAAGAGATTGTTGAGGCTGCAGAGGCGGGAATAACCGCTGAGTCTGAAGCCATTGCACCAACAGGCGAAGACATACATAACATCACTCAAATCGATCAAGCTCCCACAGACGCAGTCACATCTGACATCAAACAACAGCTTTTAGACGACTTGCCACTTGACACCCGCACCAAAGCGGAAGACATCCTGTCGCGAAGGCAACAAATGCCATCCATCTCGTGGACAGGAAATCTAGTTGGAGGAGAAGCACGCGGAGTTGAGCTTGCTCCATGGCTTTTGATGTCGCAGAGCCAGATCATTCATTCGAGACTGGCGCACGTTGCAGGTTACCGTGCAGACATCGTGGTCACTTTTGAGGTGAGTGCTCCTGTCACCGTTGCTGGGTCCATCCTAGCTGCGGTATTGCATTATCCAGATTTTGCAGCATTTGGGGACGAATTCAAATCTCCATCTCCCTTACAGGTGAATTGCGCACGTTCGCAGAAACAGCACATAAAAATTATAGCTGGAAATGGTGACGGTGTCTTTAAAATGACAGTCCCCTTTATCCATACGGCGAATTTCGTGCACGTTTCAGACCAGGAGTCACTGGCATATCTGCCAGTCATCCGGCTGCGCTGCCTCACTCCACTGGTCTCGGCGCTAGATCTCACTCCGTCTCTCAACATTTCAGTGTTTATGGAATTCGAGAACCTTAAGACGTATGGAGCTACGAGCGCAGAATATCCCGGTGTCGGGCAGTACCAATACTTTGGAGCCAGATTTGGAGCAGAGGCCGAGGTGAATCCCGTCGAGAAGATTTCTGATGCAGCAACTGCCCTGTCTAAAGGGCTGGCGCAAATTTCCAGAATTCCGGGCCTTGGTGGCCTAGCGATGCCCGCTAATGTGGTGAAGCAGTTTGGAAAAATTGCTCACAAGTATGGATTCAGCAAACCAATGGCCACAGGCGCGACAGAAATGGCACCAGGCACGATTTCCGGAATGGCGAACATACGTGGTATCACTCCCGCAAAAGTAATTTCTCCAGACCCAGCCCAAAATGTATCCATTGGCGGAGTCCAC